TGGGAGTACGGTGTATCAAAAGACGGTGATGCGGTTATCCGAAGCATTGCCGCAAACAAGATATCCGCAAGTTATATCACAACGGACATCCTCTCGTCGCCGACCGGGAAGTTTTCCTTTAACTTGGACACCGGTCACATCGAATCCTCTGATATCAACATCACCGGCGGCGATATAAACCTCGATGGCGGTCAGTTGTCAATAGAAAACAGCGGATTTAAGACCGACCTGTCAAGCGGATATTTGCAGATGTATTACACCACAAATATGCAAACCGGCGCAAATTATGAGTACTTTGACATTAACAATACGCTGATTGGCACGAAGTTTTATGCGACGCTCGCCGCGCTGAAGCCTGCCGCCGCGCTTGGCGTTACATCAAACGGTTTTCGATTTGGCGAGAAAGCAGAAAACGCCACGCTTGTAAACCATTGGAACACCGATTATGCCGTGATAGAAAAAGATAACGCAAGATTTCGCAAAAAAGTCGAGGTCAACGAGCCTTTAAGCGTTGCGGCAGGCGGCGACGCCATCGGGTTTATCGCGCATGCGCCAAACGGCGCGAACGATGTAAGCGCGGAGCTTGGTGCTACGAGTGACGCGAGCGCACTGCTGCAAATCGTCAACAACACCAAAGGTACGATTCCGGCGCGAATTGAAATCTACTCGAGCGGAACAAACGGAAAGGGCATGACTTTAAAGCTTACTTCCGGCGGCGGTTACACCGGACGGCTATTTTTAGACACCACCGGACTGTATGCCGAATTTAACGACAGCGGCGACTACAAAAAACTCGCGTAGGGGGCTATTATGACAAAAACCGAAATTGAACAGAAAATCGCAGAGGTCAAAGCGCAGGGCGACGCCTTGCAAAAACATAACGCACAGCTGATGCAGCAAATCGAGGTCAACAAGGTCGAAATCGCGAAGATTATCGGCAAGCTTGACCTTTTATCCGAAATGCTTACAGACTGCGAAAAAGCGCCCACAGCGGGCGAGAACGGGGAGGCGGAAAAAGATGCAGACAAGAACGATAACGGTTGATTATGCTCGCCCACGCGGGTATGACGTTGGATATCGAGCGGAGAACAACTTCACGGAGCTTTCTCTCCCCGTTCCCGCCGAGCTTGAGGGCGCGGACAGCTACAGAGTCTATTTTGAATCAACGGTCGGCGAGTATCTGCAAACTGAGCTGTTGACTCCTGTGGACGGCTATGTGGCGGTTAAAATTACAAGCGATGTTGTGCCCGAACCGGGCAACATGGCAGCGCAGCTTGTCGCCTTTGCGGACGGCAAGATAGTCGGCTATGCGCCTATGATAACAGGCTCTGCAAAGGTGTCAATCCCGGACGGCACAGAGCGGTTGAGTCATAGCCTTGCCGCCGAAATCGCGCTTAACACCGCCGCACGGCACAGCCATGATAACAAGTCGGTCATTGACCTGTTGACCGCCGATGATACCGGCACGCTGCTGTACGATGGCAAGGTTATAGGTGGCGGAGGTTCAACGGCAGAGGACATCAGCTACACGCTGTCAGAAGATGTTCAAACCACTTTCCCGGATATTGAACTTGAGTCTGACACAGTTAGAAGCGGACTTGATGTCGCAATGTATTATGCGCTTGCGGGTATGTTTGCAAAGTATATTAGCTGCAATCTGCAATCAGGCAGTGGAGAAACAGTAAGTATGGATTTGCAGCGTATCTTAGATGGCTTTGTCTTTCCGGCGATGTTTAAGGCGCACGAGCACGACAACAAATCTGTGCTTGATCTGATATCAGCGGTTGACGGCAAACTTCGCTACAATGGCTCCGATGTCGGACTCAAAGGTGATAAAGGTGCGGACGGCGCAGACGGCAAAGATGGTACAAATGGCAAGACTCCAGTCAAAGGTACTGACTACTGGACTGCGGCAGATAAGGCAGAAATAGTCAACGACACGCTTTCTGCCCTGCCGAAGTGGACAGGAGGTAGTTACTAATGGCGTTTGATAAAGTAGTTGACTCTATCCAACTTGACGCAGCCATGTCTTATACTGCTAACCGCATTCGTGTCAAGACAGGCGATACTAATCAGATGACATGGGATTCAGCCAAAGGCTTTGGCGACGCGGTTGACGCTATAACAGGCGGCTCTTCTGTGCCGCAGTCTGATACACGGGAAGTGTACCAAGGTACTCGCCCCGCCGAATGGCTAAGGTTGCCTGACTATGATAAAGTGGAAGACAATACTGCATATTTCTTATTTGAGCTTTTCCCTTATGGAACAAACACGATATCATTACAGTTTAGAACGGCTGGTATCGCTACTATAACAGCTGGGGTTGTTTCTAACGGAGAATTTATACCGTTTGAGAATGATGATGTCGTTAGTATGCAGGGGCAATATTATGGCTGGAAAGGGATATCACGAACTTTTGATTATGCCGACTATGATACGGCGATGAGCGATGGCACGAAACAAATTGTTGTACAATTTCAGACAACAAGTGGTTTGAATCGCATTGCTTTCGGTGGAAGTTCAAATGGCGGTGTAGAAAACAGAGGAATACGAGATATCATCATTCACAAGGAGACCATGGGAGAAGGATATGCGTGCTTCGCGCAGCAGTCAAACCAGAGAGGCTGTTTGTACTACTATGCAATTGGTGCAGGTGCAGTTGGGTATCCAACGTGTATACGAACTCTAATGTATGTACAGCATGCGGGTGGAGTAATGACAGGTGATAGTGCAGCTAATAATCCTGCACTTATTAAAATTTTGGGAACTTTTAAGAAAATAAACGTTGCTTATAACGAATTTTTTAATTGCTTTTCACTTATGGAACTTACTCTTGATATAAGCGGGTGGATAAAAGCGAACGACCCATATTTAAACACATGCTGCTCGCTGCGCAAATTGCTATTTACAAATTGTGATACTATGACAAGTTTTCCCGCTAATCTCAATCTCACTGGAACAGCACTTGAATCCGATGCGGTTCTTGCATTTTTTAATACCTTGCCGGATATATCCACATCGGAAACGGCACGGACAATCACGCTTAAAAGCACACCCGCCGTAGCGGCAGGAATCCCGGAAGCCACGCTTGCAGTGGCGACAAACAAAGGATGGACGGTGGTGACATCATGACGATTAATGGCAACTGTATCACGGCGGCAGACGGAAAGGTCTTGCAAAAGGGCGATATAACGGCGGTAACGGTTTATCTTGGTGTAAACGACAGCGCCGAAAACTGGGCGGAAATTGACGCGTCGGAAGAGCAAATCACCGATTCGGAAGCGCTGGATATTATCACAGGGGGTGCGGATATATGACACGGACGCAGGCAAAACGCTTTCGCGAGATGATAACAAGAGCCGCCGCGAAGCTGACAAATGCCGAAGCTCTGACAAGTATCAGCTTGTTTGAACCGTGGAGCGGCGAAAAAGATTATTCTGTCGGCGACAGGGTGCGCGACGGCGGGAAACTCTACCGTTGCTACAATGCGATATCCGCCAATCCCACATGGCTACCGAGCGCAACTCCCGCGCACTGGGAGCGCGTGACTGTCGGCGAGGACGGCACTATAGAGAATCCGATAACTGCCGCTGCCGGTATGCGGTATTTCAAGGACAAGTACTATCTCGACGGCGGCAAAATTTACAGATGCACAAGAGACGACAGCAACGGTCAAGGTACGATTTTACAGTATCTTCCGTCGCAACTTGTGGGCATTTACTTCGAGGAGGTGATTTGAAATGAATACGGAGCAGTTTGTAAGTTTAATTAAGCGTATCGTTGCAGAGTATGCAAACGCTCATTTAGATAAAAGCGATTGCAAGGAAATCACGGAAAACGATGTTTTCATTGTGTGGTTGTGTAAAACCTTACAGAACAGCAAGGCTTTGGCGAGCACAACGCTTTTTGACGGTATGTACTATGAGATAACATACAACGGGGACAAGCAGGAACTCTATTTGGACGCCTACAAAAAGTGGGAAAACAAGTGCATTAAAGCTGAGGAGGTATAAATATGAAAATCTGTATTTCGATAGGACACGGAAAATCGGCGCGTGGTGGGTATGACAGCGGCGCTCTCGGTGGGAACTATCAGGAGTTTAAAATCGGTCGCGAAATCGGCAAGTACATAGGCGAGATTTTTAAAGGCTACGACTGCAAAGCTGATGTCATAAACTATGACGCGACGCTCTATCTGACCGAGCGCATAGCACATGTCAACAAACACGGCTATGACCTCGCGATGGAGATCCACCTCAACGCCGCAGGCGGCACAGGAAGCGAGGTCTACTATAAGCACAAGAGCTCGACAGGCAAGAAGCTCGCCGGAACAATCAGCAAGAGCATAGCTAATACTTTTGGCATCCGCGACAGAGGGGCAAAGGTCAAAATCAACCCGTCAAACGGCACGGACTATTTTGGATTTGTCCGCTCGTGCAAGTGCGAATCTCTGCTGATAGAGACCGTGTTTATTGATACAGCGAGCGACCGCAAGCACGTCGAGACCGCCGCAGGACAGAAGCAGTGCGCAGAGGCTATCGTCAAGGCTATCGCCGATTTTTACGGCATAAAGAAAAAGTCCGCTCCGGCAGTCAAGCCGAGTGAGGACAAGCCTGCGTCGGCAACCGTCAGAGCGGGCGATATCGTCAAGATAAAGGGCAGCAAGTACGCCACCGGGCAGAAGATACCGATGTGGGTCAAGCTTAAAAAGCACACGGTCAAATCGGTCAGCGGAAACAAGGCACTGCTCAAAGAGATAAACAGCTGGGTCTATACCGCCGACCTTACTGTTTTGCAGTCGTCTGCAAAGATCGTCGCTGTCGGCAGCAAGGTCAAAATAAAGCCCGGTGCGACCTACGGCGGACTCACGGCGGCACGTGGTTCGATGGTGCCAAACACTCAGCTGACAAGGACTCACACCGTCGGCAAAATACAGGTAAACGGCGGAGTCCGTGAAGCACTTTTGACGGATATAGCGAGCTGGGTTGCCGTCAAATATCTGGAGGTAGTCGGATGACCGTGGGAGAAATCGCCGCGATATGCGGAATACCGTCTGCGGTGACCGTCGCCATAGTCGGCTTTTTTGTGTGGCTTTTGGAGCGGAGCATCGTGAAGCGTGAAACCGCCCGAGCGGCAGAAGAGGCAAGGCGCGAAAAAGCCCGCGAAAAAGAAGAAGCGAAGCTCGGAGCAGAGCGCGTAAAACAGGAAAACTCGCGAAAAGTTTTTGAGAAAAACTTGCTTGCGAGTACAAACGCCGCGCTTGCCGTAAGCGAAGCAACCGCCCGCGCAGTCCAGCGCATACCGGACGCGCATTGTAACGGCGATATGAGCGATGCGCTCGAATACGCCGCGAAAATAAAGCACGAACAGCGAGATTTTCTCGCTGCGCAGGGCATAGACAACATATTTTAGGAGGCTATCAAAATGGCAAAAATCAAAGACATACTGGCAAATATCAGCAACGTCAAGGTCGGCACATGGGTGCGCGGCATCCTGCTGATTATCTCGCTCGTCAACATGGCGCTTTCCGCCGCCGGAAAAGCTCCGATTCCTGCGGACTACAACGAGATTTACACCGTCGTCAGCGTCGTGTTCTCGGTGCTCGTCGGCATATCGGCTTATTGGAAAAATAACAGCTTTACTGAGGCGGCACAGACTGCCGATAAGTTCCTGCACGAGCAGGGCTCGGCGATTGAGGATCCGGGCACGGACGAGGAGGCAGAGTGATGATAACAGCGATTCTTTTTAATCTGCTTAATCAGCTGGGGCTTTTTGGAGCATGGGCTATCGTGCAGATTCTCAAGCTTCTCGGCATGATTTAACTTTCGTGCGTTTTTCGTGCGTTTTTCGTGCGTTTTAAAACCAACTTGCTTATAACTTGCTTATAACTTGCAACTAACTTAGGACTAAAAAATGACCGGGCAGGGGAGAAATCCCTTGCCCGGTCATTTTTGTTTTTGGATTAGTCGACAAGCGCGAGCTCGTCGTAGTAGTACTGTTTGTCGTCGATTGTGACTTCCGGCTCGCCGTTGATGGCTGCGTCGTTGCTGTACTCGCCCGCGAAAGCGATGGCTTCGTCAAGTGTAAAGCTGCGGTTGGTGATGATCTCGTAGACGGTTTCGTTGGTGTTGGTGTTGATGATTTTCATTTTCTTTTATCCTTTCTTTTAGAGCTTTCTGCTCTTTCATTGTCTATATTATAGCATACTATGCCGAGTATGTCAACACTTTTTTCAAAAGTTTTTGAAAAATATTTAAAAAAAGCAGCCTCGCGAAAGAGACTGCTTTTTATCGCATTGTTGTTACGTCTTGTCGCCCAAAAAGTCGACGATTGCTTTTTTGATGACCTGCGCCTGCGGTATGCCGTCGGCTTCGCATTTTGCCTTGAATCGTGCGACTAAGTCTTTGGGCAAGCTGGCGCGAACCATGTCATATGTCTTTTCGTTATACCGGCGCTTGACCGCCGTCGAAGTGTGCGTCTTGCGCTTTGGTGTTTCTTCCATACTTTCTATCTCCACTTCCTACTTTTATGCCCAGGAAAATTTGTTCCCACGGCGGATGAGCGTTCCATTCTCCAACAGCTTCTTGGTAACATTAACTCTGATATAGTCAAGGTGCTGCTTTATGGCATCGACACTCCCGCTGTTGTCGAGCAAATGCTCGGGCATTTTTACGGTTACTTTGTGATACGCGCCAAACATATCGATAAAAAGATTTTCCGGAGTGACGGAAACTTGTTCTCCATTAATTATGTCGACATAGCAATTCACGACCGCCGCAGGCGAGGTCTTAAATGCCGAATCTCTGTGGATATCGATTTCTCCGATATAAGTGACTCTTTCTTCCAATGTCTTCAT